TGGCTTCGCATACCTGGCGGAGATAGCCAAAGGAACGCCCAGCGCCGCAAACATCAACGCCTATGCTGACATCGTGGTTGAGCGTGCAAATGCGCGTGAAGTTCTGCGCCGGATGAATGCCGCCCGTGAAATCATCACTAAAGAAGATGGTCGTTCACTGGCTATCCGCCTGGCAGAAGCAAGTGACATTACCGCAGGCATCGACAACATATCAGCGGGCCGTATGCTGTTCAATCCTGTCGATGTGATCACCTCGCAGCTGGAGACCATTGATGAAGACTATTCCCTTATCGAGAAGATTTTCGATGAATGTATTAAGCACAAAGATATTACTCTGCTTACTGGCGCTGGCGGCACGGGTAAATCCTGGCTCACCATCAAACTTGGCATTTCTGTCGCGCTCGGGCGTCCCGCATTTGGCGGGAAATACAATTTCCTCACTCCCGTGGAGCAGGGTGTGGTCGTCTTCCTGATTGGCGAGGACAGCATTGATGATTACCGGCATCGCCTGGATAAGCTGATTAAGGCGGCGGGCATGACCCGTGATGAGAAGGCGCAGATTCTTTCGTCAATCCTGTTCGTGCCACTGCGTGATAAGGATATTCGTCTGATTAAGCGTGAGCGCGGTGGAGACCTGGAGCAGACAGGGGTTATTCGCAATCTTGCCGCATCACTGAAGGCATGTAACTGCCGCCTCGCCATTCTTGACCCAATGAACAAATTTGCCAGCGGTGAGGAGAACAGTAACAACGAGGCAAACGTGTTTATCAACGCTGTGCGGCGCGTGGTTGATTTATCTGCCTCTACAGTGCTTATGGTCCACCACTCATCAAAAACCGACCCTGGAGGCTCGCGTGGGGCTTCTGCGCTGGTGGATGGGGCGCGTTGTCATCTTGCACTGGCAACCATGTCGCAGCTTAAAGGCGAGAAGGCAGAGGCTGGTGATGATGACATCATTCGCCTGACCATGCCGAAGCATAACAACTTCAAGGGTTGGGATGGCCCGGTATGGCTCAAGCGAAGTGACGCTGGCGATATGCTGACGATTGACCCGCCGGAGATGATTGGCACAGGAGCTATCGCCAAGCGATTCCATGTGGATACTACGCGCGTTAAATCGCTCATCATTGAGTGTATCCGTAGCAATTCCAGACCGACAAGCACCAGCGAGTTTATTAACGCCTTCATCGACGGCCCTGGTAAAGAGTTGTGCCCTAACTACGGAAAGGCAAAGGATATTATCGGCGAGATGCTTAACGACGGCATCCTGGAAGAAGGCACGATGTTCAATCGTAAGGTGCTGCTGGTGGCTGAGCGTGAGAATGATAATTTTACCTGGTGATTGTGGTTGACATCATGCAGTTAAGTGGTAAGGTTTAAAGGAATTTTAGCGGGAGCAAAACATGAAGCAGCCACGATTCTATCAGACGGAAGCAAAGGAGGCGGTGATTCACCGCATCCGGGAAAACTCGAAGAAAGGTGTCGCCAGCAGGATTCTGGTCGATGCAGCAGCGGGAGCAGGGAAAACCATCATGATGGCAATCATTGCCCAGCATGTTCATGAGCGCGGTGGTCGAGTGTTGCAGATTGCGCGTCAGCCTATACTTGCCGAGCAGACCTATCGTGAGTTCTATGATTTCGGCGTGCCTGCCGGGATGTACGCCGCCAAGTTCAATAAGCGTCAGGTATATCAGGTGACTGTAGGAACAGAGGGCACGATTGTTAATGGCCTTGCTGACTTCAATAAGCCGGTTGATTTACTTTTGATAGATGAAAGCCATCAGGTAGACATTGAGAATGAAGACACTCAATTCATGCGCATCATCAATCATCTTGATGGTGTTGCGAGAAAAGCCGGTCGCCTTATGCACATCGTTGGTGTTACTGGCTCGCCATTCCGTGGCACTGCCCACCTTACCACATTCGACTTCTGGCATGAGGTTGTTTACGACATCGGCGTCGACCGGCTGACTGAGATGGGATTCCTTTCGGTTCCCGTCTATGGGTTCCCGGATGCTGACGATGATGCTCTTGATTTCTCCAGCGTGGATACTCGCAGCGGCTCATGGGAGTTCAGCGAAAAGGAACTCGACGAAATCGCCATGTCTGACTCTGGAAAGAAAAAACTTGTGCGCATTCTGATGCAGGTCATTGAAAAGACCAAAGACCGTAACCAGCGCATTGTGTTCGCATCCACCAAGCGCCACGCCAGGGAGATTCGCCGCATCCTCATCGCGCTGGGTGTCGACAAATCAAAGATAGGCCTTGTCACTGACGATTCCAGCGAGGCAGAGAAAGACCGCGTAATCAAGCTATCGAAGGAAGGCAAACTCGACTGGCTGATTAACGTGTCGGTGCTGACCACCGGCTTTAACTCGCCACTGATTGACGTTGTGGTGTACCTTCGTCCGATTGGTTCGCTGGTGCTACTCATTCAGTCTATGGGTCGCGGCGCTCGACTGCTGGAGCAATGGATGAAGGACGCCGGATTCCATAAGGATAATTACCTGGTTCTGGATTATGCCGGGGTATTCGACCGGCTTGGGCATTTGCTGGATGACCCGACTACTGGTGAAGCACTGGCGCAACGTGATAAATCGCGCGGCGAGGATAAACCATGCCCGCGCTGCCATGAGATGAACAGCAAGGCTGCGCGTCGATGCCGGGCAAAGGATGAATCCGAGCCGGATAAACGCTGCGGCTTCTTCTGGACGTCACAGATTTGCCCTGACTGCCAGACTGAAAACGATATTGCAGCTACTGAATGCCGGAATCCGTCATGCAGGCGCGAACTAAGGGACTCAAACAAGGCGCTGCTGCATCATCCTTATTCAGATGAGGAAATGGTTGGCGTTAAGAAGATGGACGTGCTGAATACGAAAGGAGGCGCTCTGATGGTGCGCTTTACCCTGGAAGGCGACGAGCGTCAACCGTACCTGATATTCCCGATGGGTGGTGAGTTATCGAGGCGCATTCTGAAAAAGGAATTTGTCGATGTGTACGTTCAGCTAGGATGGCGCGGAAGGGTGGCATCCATGAAAACAGCGGAGCAGATTGCGAAGATGTCTGGTGCATTCATGACGCCGAAGGCTATCGCGTATCGCATCAACGGCAATAACCGCTATGTCGTCGGAAGGAGGAAGTTCGCATGATAATCAAAAAACAACTGCGGAGTGGGTATTGGGTTTACTGGGATGACGCCGAGCAAAAAGGTAATTGCCGTCTTGAGGTATCTGAGCAGATTGACTCAATGGCATGGCTGAAGGAGTTTTACCCGGAGGCCAGAAAGGTGACTTTTCATGTACCGAACGAGAGCGATTCTAAGCCTCAGCACAGGTCCTCACTCCAGCAGCAAGGGGTAACGTCAGGCGTTAGCGATATCATCACGCTGTGGGGCGCTGGCGCGGTATTTGAGATGAAGCGGGCAATCAGGTCGAAGTCATCTGTTAGCAAGGAGCAGCGAGAGTTTCTGAGGCTGTCACATCAGCAAGGGAAGTTTGCTGCATTGTGCTACGGCTCATCAGCTTTTAAGCAGGCATGGCTTGACTATCTTAAATCAATTGATGAATGATGGTTGACACTATATTCTGATGAGGTATGATTACTTCATCAGAAATAGGAGGAATTATGGGAATTAAATCGTTAAGCCAGTACACATGCGACAGATGCGGATATCAGACCACAGACCCATCTGAGTGGGTTAATCACGAGTCAGGGCAATTGAATATCCAATATAACGGAAGCATAGGCTCATCTTCATATAATGGAGATTGCGGAGGCATTAATATTAATGAGAAAAAATGGCTATGCCTTTCGTGTACAAGAAAATTCCTGTCATTTATGAGTAATAAAAAATGAATAGAGAAGAATTTCTGCAAACTAACGTAAAGAAAATTTTACGCAGAGAAGGGTTTTCTCCAGAAGCTGCGGAGTCCGGAGCTGATGCAGCGCTTGATTTGCACTTACGAAAAACAGATTTCCCGAAAGGAAAAGCGTTCGATTTCTGCCTAAAGAAAGGTCGGGATGCAGCAAGACGGTTTCAATCATCACAGAGGGTAAGGTAATGACAACAACACTACTCCCGGCGCTCGTACCGGCGCAGCAATTCCTGATGGCACAGGAGCAGCAATTTCAGGCAGTGCTTTCAGATGACCGAATTAACTTTGCGAAAGAGTGCCAATTCGCATTGCAGCACCTGAGCAATAATGATTTCACCCGCCAGGTGGCGATGAAGAATCAGGAATCATTCCGCAATGCAATTATCAACGTCGCAGCTATCGGCATCAGCCTTAACCCGGCGGCAAAACTGGCGTACCTGGTGCCACGAAAAGGCACGGTTTGCCTGGATATCGGATACCTTGGCCTTGAGCATCTGGCGATTGAGTCAGGCTCAGTCCTGTGGGTACAGACTAAATTAGTGCACGCCAATGACACATATGTAAACACTGGCATCAATACCGCGCCAGAGCATCAGTATTCCGCATTCGGAAAGCGTGGCGATATCGTCGGATGCTACTGCGTGGCTAAAGTCCATGACGGCTCATTCCTTACCGAGGAGATGAGCATCGAAGAAATCCACCGCATTCGCGGACGCTCAGAGTCATTCACAAAAGGCAGCATGTCGCCGTGGAAAACCGACGAAGGCGAGATGATTCGCAAGACTGTCATCAAGCGAGCAGCAAAGCACTGGCCGAAGAAGGTGCGTCTTGATGCAGCTATCGACATGCTCAACCGTCAGGGTGAAGGAATCGACTTCCAGCGCGAGCGAGCACCAGTGCGTGAGAAGGCAATTAGCCCGGCAACCGATGAGCAGGTCAAGGCAATACGCGAAGGCCTGGAGTTTATCAGTCGCCCGGAGGAAGCATTCCTGAAATACTTCTCTGGCAGCATCGCTAAGCGCGTCATTGAGTCCATTGAGGAATTGACAGAGGAAGAGGCAATCAAGGCTATCAGTACCATTCAGTCAATCATGGATAAGCAGGCAGAGAAGCAATCAAATAGAGAGGTATTCTGATGTTAATCGAACAACTACGCACGCGCCTGTCTGCATTCAATGACACATTCGGATTTGACTGCGTTACCGTTGAGCAGCGTTCATACCAATGGCACAAAATGCGCCTCGGCGTAATAACAGCGTCCGGAATTGACGCAATCCTTGCCAAGACCGGCAGCGCCACCCGTGACGGATACATGGCAACACTGATTGCAGAGATTGCAACCGGCGCCCCAAGTGAGCCAGTAAGCGCTAAGGCATTGCAGCATGGAATCGACAATGAGCCATTCGCAATCGAGTCATACTCGTTCGCCACCGGTGAAATCGTCAACCAGATACCTTTCGTTTATCGTGATGCAAGCATGCGTTGCGGATGCTCACCTGACGGTGTGACAGAGAAGAAAACTATTGAGTGCAAAGCACCATGGAATACCAGATATCACATAGATGCCATTGTGGATGGTCGCATAAAAAAAGAGTATCAGGAGCAGGTGCAATTCCAGATGTGGGTGTGCGGCACGGAATCGGTGGACTTTGTTTCATTCGACCCGCGCATGTTGAAGCATAACTTCTTCATGACGACAGTCGAAAGGTCAGACCTGTTCATGAAGAAATTCGACGACGCTATCCCACAATTCATCATGGAGATGGATGCCAAGCTGGAGCGTCTTGGATTCAAGT